AACTAGGTGGAAGGGACAGTAACATGGCAAACCAAACCTTTGGCTACCTAACCGCTCCAAACTACGGACGCTGGGGAGGATCCTCTACCTATGCCTGTGTCGGATTAAGATCGACTATGCCCGAGGATGGAGTCATCCTGCAACTCTCGGTCTACCTCGGTCGCTATGCGGATGCGACCGTTCCGATTGTTTGGGGAGAGATTTGGAATCGCAGCACCGGAGCGATCCTTGCACAGTCTCTGAATTCAATCTCCCCAACCAACACGACGGATACGTACTCCGAACTGGTCAAAATAATCTTCCCGATGCAGAACGTCAAGATTGTAGCCGGTACGCCACTTTGGATTGGATTCGCACGGAACTCGGCTGATGCCAATCGAGCGTTGTGGTTTGGCTCAAGGACCGGTGCTTCAGGACAGAATACAGACTATCTCAACGCCTCACGTTCGACACCCGGATCCTTTGCGGTGACCAATACCTGGGCAAATGAAGCCCTCTACGTAGAGGTCGTCTACAAGACCGGTGGCCAAGTCAAAGTCTGGAATGGAGCAGTCTTTGAGTCCAAACCCGCCAAAGTCTTCAATGGATCCTCCTGGTTGGAAAAATCGGTCAAAATCTGGGATGGATCCCAATGGAAAGAAAGTAATTCGTGAAAGGAAAAGGAACAAACATGAATACTACACTCTTGCTTCAACAAATCACCGTCGCGATTCTGGTCTCGGCGGTCGTACTCCCGACCGTCCAACGCGTCAAAGGATGGTTCCCCAACAGTACTTGGGTCGAAGTCTTCAGCGCAATCCTAGCAGTTACTTTAGGAATTCTCATGTCCCGATACTATGCAAGTTATGACTGGGTTGCCTGTGCCTGGGTTGGCTTTTATTCCCTAATTGGGGCAGAAGCCATTTACCGTCTACTGAGTGAGAAAATGACGACTTTCGCAGATAAAAAAGATATCTGGAACTTACAAGAAACCAATCCGGATGAATTGGCATTCCTATCTACAGATGAAAGTGAGGATTCGCCTCATGACGAAAACCAATGAAGGACTAGTCGCTTACTGTAAATCGAAGCTCACCCTCCCGACGATCTATATGTTGGGAGGGTTTGGACGTAAACTGACCCAAGCCAACATCGATCGACGAATCAACCAATTAAGGTGTCCCCACACGATTCAAAACCTTAAAACGATCCAAGCAGGACTCGGCAAATACTGCTTTGATTGCGTTGGACTGATCAAGGGGTATCTTTGGGAAGAAAAGTCCGGAATCGTCCATTACAACATCCCTAAGGGATCGGATCAGAATGTTAAAATGATGTACTCAGCTTGTCCTCAAAAAGGACCTCTTGCCTGCATGCCAGACCTTGTAGGGTTGCTTGTCTTCACGGAGAACCTTGGACACGTCGGCGTCTATATCGGCAAAGACGCGGCTGGAAAGCGCCATTACATCGAAGCCACTCCCGCCTGGAATAGATGGGGAGTCACCCAATCCAACGACGAATTTCGTAAATGGGCGTTCTGGGGTAAGTACAGCTACATCACGTACATCGAACCCAAAAAAGAACCGATCCAATCCGAAATCAAAGTCGGGGATCTTGTCTTGGTATCCGGAGTTGGACGAGGGACCAGTCTCGGTACCGGCGGTTCAACAGCAAACCTCAAGAGTCGGCGAATGAAAGTCATAAAGTTCCTCCCCAAAGCTCCCTACTCAGTTGGCTGTTCGATCAATCTCAAAGCAGTGGTTGGGGAAACCGGATCAAAGTACATCACCGCTTACTTCAAACCAACCTCGATACGAAAGGGGTAAACTATGTCGCCAGATACCACATTCAGTTTATCGGTGCTCATTGCGATTGCGGGTTGCTTTGTGGGTCTGGCTGGATGGATCCATGCCCGGGATTCTAAGATCAGCAATGACGCGGAATGGAAGGGGAACGTAAACGCGAAGTTCGACATGGCCATTGGACTTCGAAAAGATCATGACGAACTCGAAGAAAAGCACAATAGTAACACCGAACGCATTGGCCGTGTCGAAGAGTCGACAAAAGCTGCTCATCGCCGAATTGATACTCTCGAGCAAAAAGCTAAATAAGATTTAGGAAGATCATCCCTTGTTGCATAAGAGGGTAACAGGAGGTGAAAACTTGGTTCTGTCATTCTGGATGCATTGTTTGTGCGAACTTGAAAGAGAAATTGCTGAAAGCGAAATTTTAAAACTCTATCAAGAGCAAATCGAGATTCTGTACATCAGCTAAACAGTTGCGAAAGCAGCTGTTTTCTTTGTTCGACTTGACTTGAAAAGTTAGCACTTGGTTACATGTTTTCATTCTGTTTTGATAAACTATTAAGAAGTCTAGTAATTACTAGAGTGCAGATTCCATTGAGGTCTATTAGTAATTGGATATCATTACTATACACGATTGTTGGTTCGCCAGCCTTTTTCAATTGCATATGCATTTCTGAAAGCAAGAAGTAACCTGAACCATCAAACGAATATACACAATGGTTTTCATCATCAAATTCGAGAACTAATGAATCTTCTATATTCTCAGTTATTGAGTCAATTATATTTTTAAAAAGTAATTTATCTTCATATGCATCCTTAATTTTGTAATGACTTGCTGAAATTCTTAAACTTTTATAGTGTGGTGTTTTCAACTTTTTATACAATTCTTGCCAATCAATCTCTGTCAGCAATTGCATATCAATTTTCTGAAAGATTGTTTTGCATACATCATCTAGGTCGCAAGTTGAATGATTCCAAAGCAAATTCTTTAGTTCATAAAATACCCAATAATATCTCGTTGACAAGAAAGTTAGTAATGATCTCTTTTTCTTGCTATCAACTTCACTTGAGCTGATCGCATAATAAAGTTCGACATATGCATTTATTTCTTCACGTGATTTAAAGAATCTAGAAAGAAATACTTTTTCGGAATCATTATTGCATATTTCAAAGATATCCTTTAGGGAGAATTCTTTTTGAAAAGTCATAAATACCTCCAAAATGAGTTAAACTAAGTATACACATTTCTTACAATAATCAGAAGCATAAAGTGAGTATGTCGAACGAAGTAGAATCATTCGAAAATCAATTTTGGGGATTAAATTGATATAGTGATGAAATATTAACCATGTTACAATTAGTAAAAGGGGAATTAACAATGAAACAGAATGAAATTGAAGCATTTAAGACAGGTATATTTGCATTGAGAACAAGAAGATTTGGTACTGTAGCCGAGTTGATGATTCAACGTCTACAAGATATCGATCATTCAAATGCACTATCATATGACTTACATGATAAGACAACTGATGAAAAAGTAGAGGTGAAATTTTCTACTGTTATGAAGGAAAATGAAGACACCATCAATTTGAAAAATGTTATTGATCAATGCTACAAGGCGAATTTAACTTTACGGATGATGCTTAGTACTGAAACGAAGGATCATAAATTCGATTGTAATATTCAGCAAGTGAAAAGAAAAGAATTTGATGTATTGTACTACGGGCTTTTTTTTAACGATAAAATTGCTGTATTTAAGATGAACTCAAACGATGTACTTAATTGTGTTGGGTATTCGGATAAGCAGCACAGAGGGAATATTGGTGAGGGGCAATTCCACATAAATAATGATACATTTCAGTTCCATATTGACAATCACTTTTTATATTGGTTGACATATGAGGAACTGTTTAAATTGTTTGCTACTAAGCCTTAATTAGGTTGATACCTAACCGATTGTGTGGAATAATACTTCCTGAGGTGATAACGTGAATCTGTTCGACTTCGACTTTGATCAGCATGAATCAATAGATGCCACAATGGCAAGCGAAATATTATCGGTTAATGAAGCGACTATTCGAAATTGGGTAAAATCTGAGATTCTTAAACCAATAACCACTAGTGGGAAAATGTTTTTTAGCAAAAAGGATGTTCAGGATGTTCTCAATAGGATTTTGAGCGGGGAATTAAACCGATTGAAAACAAGAAGAAACAAGAAATTCACCTCGGGGAATGTAGTTCCGAAGAATTATCTCGAGAGTAAAAAAAGGTTCAAACTGGCAGAAATGGTAGTTGAAAATTTAGATCTTGAGAACCTAAATGAATCAGATACTTTGATAATATTAGCTGAACTTGCGCTAAGAATTTTCTCAAGTAAGAATAACTTACCTAAAAGAGATTTCTACCTCGATCATGTTTCAGAGTTTGGACAGTTTGGCGAACTTGTATCTGATCTTATTGAAAACGTTGATCAAATCCACGATAGAACACGCACTTATTTCAATACATTCGATTTAGATATTACATACAATAATGACGATTTTCTTGGCTTGATTTACATGGCAATTCAGAATCTTGAAGATCGGAAATCAAATGGAGTTTACTATACAACCACTTCTGTCGTAAAGGAAATGGTTAGTGAGGTTAAAGGTTTACTTACGGTAAGTGAAGATATTAAAATAATAGATCCATGTTGTGGTACTGGTAATTTTCTTCTTGAGATTCTCAGGTTTTCAAAAGACTACAACAGACTGCATGGTATTGATGTCGATCCAATTTCGGTCAAGATATGTCGAATAAACATAGGATTGTACTGTGATGAGTTTGATGTGTCTGTTATTAAAAAGAATATACAATGTCAAAACAGTCTAGAAATGACTGAGAATAATGAGTTCGATATCTGTATAGGTAATCCGCCTTGGGGTTCTGACTTCTCTCAAGATCAGAAACTTCGCTATAATCTGATTTATGAAAGTTGTACTAGAAAAACAATTGAATCATTTAGTCTGTTTCTAGAAAAGTCAATTAGACTGACTAAAGAAAATGGATTAATAAGTTTCGTATTGCCAGAAACGTTTTTATTGGCTGGAATCCATAAGAAAATTAGGGAAATTGTTCAATCAAAGACTAAATTACATTACCTAGTATATTGGGGAAACATCTTTCATCATGTTCAAAGCCCCGCCATTTCAGTAACACTGAAGAGAACGAAAACAAACGATTTTTTTGGCGGAGCGAGAGTTAAGAATGGTAACAAAGAATACACGATAGAGAATTATGATAACCTATCGAACGGTTGGTCACTTAATATGGAAAACACAGAACAATCAATGATTGAACTTTCGAAACAAGGTGATCGTAAGTATCTTGAAGGTAATGCGGATTTTGCACTTGGTATTGTGACAGGTGATAATAAAAAGCATATCTTATCTGAACCTATAGAAAACTGTAGAGAAATATACAAAGGTAGTGATGTGAACAAGTTTAAACTTGGCAAGGCAAGTAATTATATATTGTATCGTCCAGAGTTGTACCAACAAGTTGCAAAGGGTAATTACTACTTTGCTGATGAAAAGCTAATATATCGATTCATAAGTGATACACTAGTCTTTGCATATGATAACAAAAAATCTCTAACACTAAATAGTGCAAATATATTGGTACCACACATTGAGAACTTACCTATAAAATTCATTTTAGCAATTTTAAACTCAAGTTTTGCAGATTTCTACTTTAAACTCAAATTCAAGTCGGTTAAAGTGTTGAGAAAACATATTGAGAGTATACCAATACCAGACGTAGATCAATCTAAAATAGATGAAATCGTGCATATAGTTGATGAAATTTTAGAAACAGATGACAAAAATCAGAATTATGTATTATATGAAAGATTGGATGATATAATTCTAAATTTATATGGTTTCGATGATGCACAAAAAGATGCAATTCAGAATACATCGTTAAAATGCAGATACATTAAGTAAGAAGCATGCCTGGAAATGTTATTACGTTTGTCGATAAAAAAAGGAACTTCGGTTCCTTTTTTATAATCTCTCTATTTAAAATAATTTGTTAATAAAATCAAATTAGTCCAACTAGATGCAGAACAAAGTAATTGATAAATAATGGTGACCCGCTGGGGACTCGAACCCCAGACCCACTGATTAAAAGTCAG